GGTGGTATCAATGACAAGCTGTATGACAGGGACAAGCCGAGAGAAGAACCCGAACCGGGAACACGAGAACACCGTGTCTGGCGATACTACAAGATATTCGAGGATGCGACAGGAGAAGACGGCAAGATAAACTGGGATGAAAGCGATGATAAAGAGTCCAATGTTGACACCCTTTCGGCTGCCTTCTGGTCTAGTTTGACCCGTCCAGAGGCTGAAGAACTGCTTAGGAATATACGGTTAATCGAGCGTGAGTACCCAGAAGAAATGAAAAAGTTGATCAATGCCGGGCGGTATGCCTCGTCGTATACACAGGTCATTCGTGGACATGAATCTAACTATTGGAAGCTGGACAGACATCCAGCGTTCATAAAGTTTATCGCTGCCGAGGCAGATGTGACAGAATCGACGGTCATAGGGTATCTCGACCTTTCGACTGCCGAGAGAGAAGCCCAAAGACACGTTCCGGGAAAAGCACGAGAGATGCAAGAAGCAGTTGGGAAGGCGTACAAAGATTCTGGAGTGATGGGCGATTTGCAGCTCAGGTTTGTTGATTCTGCGTGGCGCGATAATCCACTGTGGATAATTGGGATGAGGGACGCAGGATATAAATATCGCGACTCTGAAAATCGGAACAACCTGATCCGAAAGAGAGTGCGGGATCCAGAAGGCATCCAAGACCCCAATATTTCTGCAAGCCAGTACGAGAGGCTTTATTTGGACGAACTGGTTCCGAACTAAAGTATGCTACCACATATTGTAGAGTTGACGAGTTAGTGTAATATATGTAGAGGAAAAGGAGAATAAGATATGGTTATGCCAACAGACCAACAGGAAGTAGACCAAACCGTAGAGGTCATAGAGCCCGTGGATACCGGGGAAGAGATAGAGCAAACTCCTCCGGCAGAGGGCGAAGAGACAGAAGCAGCTCCCCAAGAGCAGGCACCTGCCCCAGAGGGCTCTGAATCGACTGTTACGGAGACAACGGACACCGCTCCGCAGCAAGCGCAGCCTATGATGCCCCAGGTTGATCAGCAGGCTATAAACGAACTACAGCAGCGCCGTGCCGCTGACCAAGAGCGCGGATGGCGTGAGAAGGTTACACGTACTGCTCAATCATATGAACGGCAACTACAGGAGAACGGGTATATGCCTGAGCAGGCACGAGAACAAGCTAGGCGATACGTAGCACAGGAACAGAAGTTCAGGAAGCAGGAAGATGAAGCCGCCGGGATGGTCGGTTATGTCCAGGGGAAGCAGGCAGCGGCGATCCACTTCATGCAGCAGCAGGGGCTGGCTAACAAGCAGATGCTGGATGATTTTATGGCACTTCAAATGACCAATTCTCCACAAGAGATGGAGAAAGAGGCCAAGCGCATGAAGCGTGAGCGAGGACTCATCGCTGAGAATGCGCGGTTGAAGCAGGGTCGTGTACAACCGCAGACCTTCGACAATAGTCAGGGCGCTGCGGAGGCTACGTCGAACCATGACCGACTCCTCGAAGCCTATAACAACGGGGACAGGTCGGAAGCAGCGGTAAGGGCTGCGAGAAGAATGGCATTCGGAGCATAATTTTAGGAGGATTGAAATGGCACAAACAGCCACAACTGGTAATCTTGAAAACGCACAGAGGATAATCATCGCATCGGCGAGGTACACAGAGGAGCATAACGCTCCAGCATTGGCTCTCATTGAGCAGTTCAGTCTGCCAAAGGGTTCCAAGCAGGTCACTGTCCCCAAGGTAGGGCAGATGACGATGAGCGACCTTACAGACGGTCAGGACATAGTGGACGAGGAAGACATCGGGATGACCACGGTGGACCTGACAGCATCTGAGGTCGGGGCTAAGGTCATTCTCACAGACAAGCTCGTCCGACAGGCTGCTGACAATGTGTTCAGCATGATAGGGCGACAGCTCGGCGATGGCATGGCACGAAAGAAGGACACAGACGTCATAGCCTTGTGGCCTAACCTCAATGGCGGAACGGTCTTTGGCGCTGATGGCGCAGCAATGAATACAGCGAATACACATGGTTGTATCTCTAGGGCCAAGGCGGGCAAGTTCGGGAACCAACTGTATCTCATTCACCATCCAAACGCAGTCGCAACGCTGTCCAAGCAAGCAGCTACGTCTGCTGATACAGCAGCGTCCGGAGGGCTCACCAGTGGATGGAGCGTAGATTTGCTACAGAACTTCTACAGCGGCCTTCGCCCGATTAACGGGGTCAGCATTTTTGAAGATGGGAACATCGACAAGATCGCATCAGTTGATTCTGGGTACGGCGTTATCGCTGACAAGACTGCTATGGCAGCCCTGACAAGCGTAGACACACGGACAGAGCGACAGAGAGATGCTTCTCTCCGAGCCACTGAGGTCGTTATGACCGCAGACTATGGTGTTTTCGAGTTGGACGACACCCGTGGCGCAGCAATACAGTTCGAGATCGGCGACCTTGCGACGTCATAAGGAGTGAACGATGACAGGAATTACGGAACGGAATAGGCAAAAGAATGAACTGGCTAGTATCGGTTTTTCGATGAAGTACATCGACGAGTGGCAGCCGAAGACGATTTTGTATCGCCATAAGCCCAGCTACAACGCCGATGGAGAGATTTCGGAGGACGTTGGCTCAACGGTAAAAGGCGTCCCTGGGAGCCCTGACTATGTGTTGCGTAAGGCTCGCATAGGACAGTTTCCTTGGAAGCCAAGCGGCGAATGTACGTGTAGATGGTGTGCGGAACGGAGTCAGGAGAAGGAACCCGTTGCCCAGGCAGCGGGAACCACCTCTGATCCTGTTCTGCCACAAGAAAGAGGAAAGAGGCGAATGGGGCCTCATTTCAAATCTAGCTAGGTGTAAAGATTGCCGTGCCTGGCGATATATTAACAACGGCGGTCGCAGGCCTTTGAGCCTGTAAAGTTTAAGGAGGATTGATATGGCATTTCCAAATACTATTAGCGGAATGTATGGCTGGGAGAAAGTCCAGACCTCTGACCAGCGGCATAAGCTCGGAACAGAGATGGTCTTCGTTGATGGCAGAAAATTCAGGTATGTAGAGAATGGCGGTTCAGCTATTACAGAAGGGCTTTTGGTGGCAAGCGAGGCTCCTGCCGGCAACCACGATGAAGACCTTGCAGTAGCGACTACTGCCGCTGGTTCTACTACAGTAGCTGTAACGCTCGGTGCTACTGCTGCCGCAAAGAACTTGTATGCAGAAGGGTATCTATTCATCAACGTCCCTATCTTGGGAACGTCTGCCAACCCACACGAGATGTATAAGATCAAGAGCCATGCCCAAGCTGATGGGTCAGCGGCTGTCACTCTAACGCTTGACGAGCCTGATGGCTTGGTCACAGCACTTACTAACGGGACAGAAACAGTAGGTTTAATAAAGAGTCCTTACAAGGATATCGTAGTTGCTCCTGCTGCTGTTGCAGGTAGGTTTGTTGGCGTTACAACCAGAAGCATGACAGCCGATTACTTTGGCTGGATTCAGGTAGCGGGTATAGCCACAGTAGCTATGGACGGCACTCCTGCATTTGGTACGTTGGTAGGAGCAAGCTCCAACCACGCAGGGCAGTTCCTTGCTGTTGGCGCAGACACCACTCCTGCTGTTGCCAGAGTACATGGTAAAGCTGGTGTGGATAATGAGTACCACACAGTAATGCTGATGAATCTATACTAGGAACAGAATATAGATGATTAACAATTTGTGGATTCCAACGGGGGCTACCTATGGTGGGATAGTCCCCGTTGGTCAGGACACAGGAAATGGCGGCGTGGTTTCCCACGAGCTTATGGTTGAGGCCAAGGACAAGTTCGGTAAGGTACATAAACAACTGATCCGTGTGCTTGCTGACGGCGACACATCTCAGGCTGAGGTTGAGGACATGATGGGTCATGCTACCGAGAACTTCATAAAAGAGGTTCGTGAGAAGTATGACAAGCGTCCCGCCACCCAAGATGAACGGAAGCAGGCAGGCAAAGCACTGAACGAGTTCTTGCGATACCGCACGAGGCGCAGGGAAAGCACGACAGGAAAACTTTATTTCTAGGAAAGAGGAAAAGGAATATGACACAACAGGATGTAAACATAGAAGTAACAACAGAAGATGTACAGGCAGTCATGCAGACGAACCCCCTGATGACGCTTCAGGTGCAGAACCGGGCGTTGATGAGGAAGCTCACCGAGATGAGCATCGCCCTGGATGCTGCCACCTCTGAGGTCAGGAGACTGACCGAGAACGGGAAGTCGTCGAAGGAGAAGTGATATGCCTAGAGTTGGTGGAAAGAGATATCCTTATACCGCAGCAGGCCGTGCCGCTGCCAAACGTGCCTCTAAGCGCACGGGTAAGCCCATGACCAAGAAAAAGAAGGGTGGCTACTAATGGCAGGCAGGCAAGGCACAAAGCTCACAGAACAGCAGAAGGAGCGACTGAAGGATCCAAAACTCCTGATAGCCCTTCGTGCCGTTAAACCAATAGTGCGCCAGAACCAGAAGGTCAGCAGACAGGCCAAGAGACAGGAAAGGCGCAACACACGATAATGAGGAAAGACAATGCCAGCAATACAGGGGAGAACGCGTGAGCAATTAAGACAGCACATTGGAAATGCCCTTGGTGCGGTGTACGTTTCCTCTGCTTCAAGTAGCGGAAGCACGACAACACTGCTGGACAACACCCTTGTATTGGGTGGTGCTGATACCAAGATAGGAAAGTGGGTCAGGTTCACAAGCGGAAGCAATGACACTCTTACGAGAAGAGTGACTGACTCTGCGATTTCGAGCAATGTCACAACGCTCACATTCATGCCTGCGGCAACCGCCTCCACGGCATCAGAGTCCTACGAATTGTGGGACGATTCCTACAATCCTGACGTTATTGATGATTTTATCAATCAGTCCGTCATGTCAGCGACAGGCTGGGTCTACGATCCCATAGAGAATATTGAACTTCATGGAGATGGTCATCAGACGAGGTTTGATATCCCATCGAATATCTCCATGATTTCCAAGATTGAATACCGACACAAGGTGACCAGTACACGCATCCATGCGGCTGGTGCCACCTTTGACGAGAAAACTGATGGTGACTTCACACAGTCACTTGATACCAAGGACAAGAAGCAGGGAACACAATCCCTGAAGATGGTGATAGCAGACGGTGCTTCCGCGGGAGATTTCGTAACGGACAGCATCACGAGCAAAGACATCTCCGGGTATGACACCATAGAGATGTGGGTGAAGAGTACGGTAGCAACCAGTTCGGGCAACCTCAAGTTGCTGCTCGATGATACAGCCTCCTGTGCAAGTCCACTAGAGACACTCAGCATTCCGGCTTTGTCTGCCGATACATGGACTTTTGTGAGAATGTCCTTATCAAACCCTGAAACAGATACAGCGATCATATCCGTGGGGGTTGAGTACGATTCAGATCTAGGGGCTTGCACAGTGTGGATAGATGACATCGTAGCCGTAGCGAATGACACGGCTGAATGGTCTACGCTCGACAGGCGTAACTGGAGGATAGACAAAGAGTCCCGTGACCTCGTGCTGCTTCGGGACGGGCAGGACGCAGTCGGATATGCACTGATGAAGATAACCGGCGGAGACAAGCCTGCGTTACTCACGTCGGACGCTACTGCGACCGAGATAGACGAGGACTAC